GATGACGTTTTGAGGCCGGCTTTTCAGAGCTTACTCACGACGACCGGATCGGTAGAAAAATCTCAAAAGTTACTAGCCCTTGCGCTAGATATCTCGGCAGGCAGCGGCGAGGACGTAGCTACCGTCGCCGGCGATTTATCCTCTGCATACGTGGGGCAAACTAAGAGCCTATCTAAGTATCGTTTAGGTTTAAGTAAGGCAGAGCTACAAGGCAAAAGCTTTGCCGAGATACAAGAGTTACTCAATAAGCAATTCTCCGGGCAGAATTCGGCACGTTTAGAGACATATGCCGGAAAGATGGAAGCACTAAAGGTAGCCGCCGGTAATGCTCAAGAGATCATAGGTAAGGGAATAGTCGATGCGCTCTCTAAATTGGGCGACGATAAGTCCATAGAAAATTTAGCGGCTAACATGGAAAAGGCCGCCAAAAGCACGGCCGACGTTATCCGCGGTATTGGCGTACTAGCGGCCAAACTAAAAACTATCCCGGGCTTTGACTCTAAAGATTGGGAGTATGTTTACAATATTTCCTACTTAAAGTTTTTACAAGATTTAGGCGCAGCCGATGCGATAAAGCCTAAGCCGTTTACTACACCGATGACTATATCCGGCTCGACAGATTTAGCGGTTAAAGAGGCTAAGGCAAGAGCTGCGGCAGAGGCCGCGGCAGCCAAGCGCGCTAAAGAGTTACTAGCCCTACAGAAAAAGGCAGCGCTAGTAGAGAAAAATAAACTTTCGTTATCAAAGGCTGCGGCCGTGTTTGACACTAACCGCATATCTATCGCTGCGGCTCTACGCGCTACGTATGATAAAGAGACGATCCTACGCCTTGAGGCCCTACAGGCTATTGAGGAGGATAACGGCGAGCTCGCACTCAAGAAAATTAACGAGCTAGCGGCGCTGCAAAAAAATGCAGACATGGCCAAACTAGCCGGTATTACTCAAATTAGTAATGCAACCCTTGAGGCTATTAACACTCAATTACTTAATGAGCTTACCGCAATAGATAAATCAAAGATGGCCGAAACAGATAAAGAAAACGCTCGGCAAATTGCTTTTGGTAAATACAATGCAGCTATTACCGCAGCCGGTGAGTTAGCGGCTAAAGAGAGTTATAGCGAGCGCGTACAGATCCAACTAACCGAGATCGCTAAATTAGCCTCGCTAAGTAAGACTAGTAACGCATCTTTAACGCTTAATAAACTCCGTGAGTCGGAGGAGTTAGCGATGATCGATCGCGTAGCTAAAGCACAAAAAGCCGCCGATGATGCTCGACTAAAAGCCTTACAAGAATATGCCGCAGCTTTAGGCAGAATTGGCACCGGAGGCGGAGCTGTCGGAGGAGTAACGGGTACTACTCCCGGCTCGGTCGGCGGGGCACCGGGATCACCAAGCGGAGCGCCTGCAACCATCGCCGATGTAAAGGCTAAAGAGGCTGCCGATGCTATTAAGTATTTCGCGGACACAGTTACAGACACTTTCCAAACCGTCGAGGACTCAGGCGCTTTTAATGCTCTAGTTAAATCTTTTATGGGTGGAGCTATAAATTCATTTAATGCCGGTGAGTTTAGAGCTAACGAGGGTGGAGCATATGGTGGTTTGTCCCGTGGTGGTGCTTTTGATCGAGATACCAATGTAACTATTAACGTAAATACAGGGATCGGGGATCCCGAGGCTATCGCTCGAGCTATTGAGGATACTCTTAATCAATCGAGCTACCGAGGTACCTCAGTTAATCGAGGCTCCGGAGATTACTTAGTAGCATGAGTACATGGTTGCCCGAGTGGCGTATAACCGTCGGCACGACCGTTTATACAAACGTCCTAAGCGTGACAATGGCAACGGGCCGCGATGATATCGATTTACAATGTAACGCCGGCTATGCCCGTATGGAGATCGTAAACGTAAATAACACGGCTTTTGACATCGACGTAACCGATGTCTTAACTCTCGAGCTTAAAAATAGCTCCGGTACATACGTCCCGGTGTTTGGCGGCGCGGTGTCAGATTTTGGCATCTCGGTCCGATCTCCGGAGGAGGTGGGCTTTATAACGATCGGTAGCATTTTGGCCGTAGGATCGTTAGCAAAATTAACTAAAGCTCTTTTCCCGGATGCTTTGCCTAAAACTGAGGATGGTACTCAGATATACGACATACTCAATGAGCTACTTATTAACTCATGGTTTGAGGTGGCTCCGGCTCTTAGGTGGATGGACTACGACCCTACGACTACGTGGGCTAATGCAGAAAACGTAGGACTCGGCGAGATCGATCAGCCTGGTCTATACGAGATGATTAGTAGAGCAGCCGATCCGGCTAACAGTTATAACCTCTGCGCTCAAATTGCACAAAGCGCACTAGGACAAATTTACGAGGATAAAGCCGGCCGCGTTTGTTATGCCGATGCCGACCATCGTACGGCTTACCTATCTACTAATGGCTATACGACTTTATCGGCTAACTACGCTACCCCGTCGAGTGTTAAATCTATCCTACAAATAGGCAAGATCCGTAACTCCCTCGTATTTAACTATGGCAATAATTACAATAATCAAGCTACGGCCCTCGATGCCGACTCCATCGCTAACTACGGCCGTTATCAGCGAGCGGTAAATAGCAACCTGCATAACCTCAGCGATGTAAACGATGTTATGGATCGTGAGTTAGGCCTACGTGCTATCCCTCGAGAGCAGCTACAGGCGATTACCTTTAGACTAGATAGCGGCGACCTACCCGATGCAGAGCGTAATAAGCTCATCGATGTATTTTTTGGCGAGCCTATTGTTATTAACGATTTACCGATCAATATGTTTAACGGGTCGTTTAATGGCTTTTTAGAGGGCTTTGCTATCCGGGCTACGCCTCAATTTGTGGACATAACACTCACGCTAAGCCCTACAGATTTCTCACTCGTTGCGCCACAATGGGACACGGTTAGCCCGGCTAACCTAGTTTGGACGGGTGTAAACGCTACACTCATCTGGGAAAATGCTTTTGGAGGTTTGACATAATGGCAACAGTAACGCCTAATTTTAATTGGCCGGTACCTACATCGACCGACTTAGTAAAAGATGGAGCTACGGCGATCGAAGCCTTAGGCGACTCCATCGATGCGAGTTTGGTAGATCTTAAGGGCGGCACTACGGGACAGGTATTAAGCAAGGCATCTAATACCGACATGGACTTTACGTGGGTAACTAATGCCGATGGTGACATAACCGGCGTTACGGCCGGTACGGGTTTAACCGGTGGCGGTACATCCGGCACGGTTACTTTAGCCGTTGATCCTACTTATGCAGGATTTACTAATCTTAACTACCTAGCTAATCCGGTCCTAAACTCAGCATTTCAGGTAGCACAAAGAGGCACGTCGATCGCGTTAGCTGCTAATACTCGTGGATATACTTTAGATCGCTGGGATGCTATTACGGCTGCTAATAACGCTTGTGTCATTTCGAGACAAGCGACAGGCGATACTACTAACTTACCTAACATCCAATACGCATTAAGGTATCAACGTAACTCAGGGCAAACAGGTACGGGCGCGGTTTATCTTGCTAACTCTTTTGAGACTATCAACTCGATCCCTTTCGCCGGCAAAACCGTAACATTTAGTTTTTACGCTCGCAGAGGTGCCAATTATTCAGGCTCAAGTAACATTTTACCGGCGGTACTCGCGACGGGTACGGGCACAGACCAAGCTATTTTAGGCGGATACACAGGCACATTAGAGCCCATCCAAATTAACGCAAGTTTAACTACAACGTGGCAGCGCTTTAGCGGCACGGGTACTTTGTCAAGCTCGCTAAATGAATTGTCTATTTATTTTGGATACACGCCAAGCGGTACGGCCGGCGCTAATGATTACTATGAGGTAACGGGTGTACAGATTGATATTGGATCGGTAGCCTTGCCGTTTCGTACTAATGGCCCAACTTACGAGGCTGAGCTCGCAGCGTGTCAACGTTATTACTGGCGCTCATCCGCCACCGGTGGTTATTCATCATTTGGAATAGGCTCAAATCCCGGAACGGCAGGATCTTATATACAGATAGAAAATCCTGTAACAATGAGAACGATTACATCCGTCGAGTGGGCTAATTTGGGCATTCAAGAGGGTGGAGACGCATTAAAAACGGCAACCTCAGTAACCATAGATCAATCATCGCTATATTGTATTCAGTTATCGGTGGGAGTTTCGAGCGGTTTGACAACTTACCGAGCCGTAAGATTATTAGCAAATAATAATTCGAGTGCTTATTTGGCAATAAATGGGGAGCTCTAAAATGGAAAACGTTACATTTATTGAAGTCGAGACATTAAACGGCGTAGAAACTCACGCGATTATTGATCGTGGTAATGGCGAGTTTACGTCAATGCCTAAAGCAACCTACGACGAGCAGCAAGCGGCGATACTAAATGCTCCAAAGCTATAACGGATACCCTGCATCTAAAGATCCCGCAGAGATTAAAATAAAGTCCTACCCCGTAAAGGGTACGGACCGTAAGCTAAGGTGCGCCGAGAGTGTTGGGCCTCTCTTGGCCGCCTTTGCTGCGGAATTTCACGAGCTGATCGAGCCGATCGATGATGGTACCTTTGACGATTGGGGCTACGCTTTTCGTATGGTACGCGGATCGACCGATCGCTTATCGTGTCACTCATCCGGGACGGCTATAGATCTAAATGCGACAAAGCATCCACTCGGCAAGGCCGGCACTTTCCCGGCTGAAAAGATACCGATGCTTAGAGCCCTTGCTAAAAAGTACGGCCTCAAGTGGGGCGGCGACTTTAAGAGCAGGCCGGACGATATGCACTTTGAGGTAGAGATATCCGCAAGCAAGGCTAAAGCCTTAATCGCTAGTTTAGGTTTATAGTTAGATAAATCCTTAAGGGCACTAAGGAGCAACAAATGAAAGAGCAAGCAATAGCGGCGGCAAAATCATACGGTCGAGCATCTCTCGCATCCGTAGCGGCTTTGTATATGTCCGGCATTACAGACTACAAAGTATTGGCTAACGCGTTTATCGCTGGGCTAATCGGGCCACTACTAAAAGCGTTGCAACCGTCGGAGAAGCAATTAGGCGTAGGCGCTAAGTAATGGAAAGAGCTCAGCTCGTAGTTGGTATAGCTCTCGGGAGTTTTACTATTTTGGGGCTAGGAGCTGGGCTCGTCCGCCATTTGGTTAAGTATTATCTAGCCGAGTTAAAGCCGGACGGCAACGGCGGCCATAACTTAGCCGGGCGCGTTGAGCGCATCGAGCAGCGCGTGGACCGTATCTACGAGATTTTGTTAGAGGATCGACTAGCTAAGTAGCGACACGCCAAAAGGCTATACGCTTTTAATTCGGACAAAAAGCCCTCATACTGATACTACAAACGCTGAGAGGGCTACTCGGTTAGTAGCTTGATCGGCCTTAACAAAGGGCTAAGTAATGAATAGTTTAGATATATTGAT